CGACAGCGCACTTTACGTAGTGATCTGTCCAGTCAAGCTCCCATCGGAGGCGCTGGGCCGGGCCGATGTTAGCGTCCGTGGTAGCGAAGTTCGCGCCACGCCCTGTTGCGTACGAACCCTTGACGGGTTTGATGTACTTGGTTCCACCAGTACGAGTGTTCTTCGGGACCAGTGCCAGGAATGCGTTCGTGTCGTAGGTAAGATCAGCGACGTACGAACCCCGGTACAGCTCCTTCATAAACTTCTCGTAGTTGGTACGAGTTGTTGCAGCCATTGTATGGCTCCTTTGTAGTTAGGATTGTTGGGATTTGGCCCACAGGTACTCAATCCGATCTGATCTTGACATCGTGTCAAGGTCAGCAGCTTCATCAGTCCCGGATAGACCAGGTGTTAGAGTAACTTTCCGTTCGCTGTTGGGCTGATCTTCACTAGGGGCAGTAGAACCGAAAACCTTTTGCAGTGTTTCATAAACAGTGCGGAGGCCCGCCTCTACTTCGCTCGCAATCTCTTCTTCACTAGTCTCCACCCCTTCTTGGCTCCGTTGAACAAGAGCGTTGAAAACGGTCTCCTGTTGTTCGAGAGCTACAAGGGCTGGGAAATCTTCTTTTCGGGCGTTGATGTTTTCAATCACACCCTCCCGCATCGTTCTGACGCGGTTGTTGTACTCTTCTTCTTCTCGCGCTTCTGCGTCTCTGGCTTCTTGCGTGGCGAATCGGTTTTCAAGGGCTTCGAGCTTGGCCAGCATTTGCTGCTCCACACTCTGGGCCTGCTTAGTTGCTGGGGCCGCTAGACCATCGAGGGCTTCACGGAGGTCCCCTATCTCTTTTTCAAGTGCAGACGGTTCTGGCGGAGCCTGCTGCGCCTTGATGAACTCACGCAGCTTCGGTGCTACGGACTCCCTCTTCTGTGCGCGCTCGCTCGGAGTTCCGGCAACGTCGTTGCTGTCTAAAACCGCCTTTTTGGGCTCGGCTTCGGGCTCGGAAACTTCAACGTCTTCTTGTGCGGAGGCGGCAGCCGCCTCGATAAGGTCTTGTCGGCTCGCCGGTGTTTGTTCAGTCGCTGGTGCTGGCATGTGGTCCTACTGTATCGCTGTTGGCATCGACCCGTCAGGGCTTACTGCCGGGGGCCCGCCCGCCAAGCCGGGGCCCATCCCCATTGCCTGTACGCGCGTGGCTTCCTCAGATTTCTGAAGCAGCGTGTGGACCTGGCGCATGAACTGCCGCAGGTTAGAAACTCGCTCTTCGGGAACGCCCATCGCCTGGGCGCGGTTGATGTACATCTGAGTCATCTTCATGGCCAGCCGCAAGTCGAGAGTCGGCTCCGGTGGCGTGTACTTGTCTTCGTCCAGCATCTCTTCGAGGATACGCTCTACGTTCTGCCGTGAGGCGTCTCGAAGGTTGCGGAACTTGTCCATGTCCGGGAAGTCTAGGAGGGACATCGCCTCTCCCACGTCAAGCCAACCGGCGTTGAAGTAGTCGAGCACATCGCTCTTGCGCCCCGCTGGGGTCTGTGAAAGCATGGAGGCCGGGAAGACTTGAATGACGAAGGAGTCCCGCTTGGGGTCCTCGTCAATGTTCTTCCAGTCCACGTCCTCGATCGTGTACTTGTCCTTGCGCATCACGACGGTAAAGCTCGGGTTGCGGTCGTAGATCTCTCTGCCCGCCCGGACCTGTGCGTAGTAACAGTCCACGTTGAACCGCTCGAAGGCCTCGTACTGCGGAGCAAGCTCCGTGCTCTGAATGTCGTTGAAGTCCCGAACAGCCTGCCCCGTCTCAAGGCCGTTGCCCGTCACATCCTGCATCCCAAGAGAGACCAGCCTGGAAACCTGTAGCGCCTGCGTCCAGATGTTCTGCATGTAGGCCACAACATCAGAGGGGACACTCGGCGGCAGCTCGAACGTGGGCGCGCGGTCGGAGTAGTTGATGATGATTCCGTTGACGTTCCCCAGCTGCCCCTCGGAAATGTTACCACCCTCCGGCACCAAGATGAACGGCGTAGGCATGCTGTCCACACACGTCTGGATGTTTGAGATCGTGTGGTTGAAGTCGTAGTGCAGACCAAGAAGCTCCTCAGTGAGGCCCACTCCCCAGAAGCCCATGGTGGGGTCGTCCTTCCACCGAACACAGCTAAACGGAAAACTATCGCTCTCCCACTCGTCTAGAACGAGCACCTGGTTTTGCACAAAGATGATGTGCTTCCCGTCTTCGCTACCGTGGTAGCTCGGGAGCCGCCAGCCCTCTACAACCTCGACGACGGTGTTGAGGCTCTGCTGGTCCTGCCTGCGCCACTGGTACGCGTCAACGTCCGTGATGCGCCCGGACGTGCGAATCTTGTCCTTGTACTTCGGAAACATCTTCATCAGGCGGGACCTGGATACGTATGCTCGCTGGTAAAGGTGCGTGGGGCTCGCGTTGGCGCTCGACTCCATCGGGTCGATATAGATGTCTGCAGGGTGAACCCTGGCGTTTGTGATCTCGTCCACCACGGGGTGCGGAGCCGTCTTCACGAACCCGTTACCATAGATAATGGAGTCTAGGTACGCCTCCTTCTTGGTGGGCCTGAGATTGGTGAAGTGCTCGGAATACTCCACCCACTTCTGCATCTGCCGCGCCTTCTTCTGCAGCGTGAAGTTTCCCCCACGCGTCACGAAGACTGGGCGTGGATTCTGCTTGGTCACGCGGGCCGCGGCGGCGTCCACCAGAACCTTGACTAGGTTTACGGGTACGCGGGAGTAGGAGTTATCCTCCGTGTTCCAGGCAGCCGTGTAGCTGGCCAGGTAGTCACAGTCGTTGATGTCCCGATTGAGGTAGACCCTCGAATACCCGTTGTAGGCGGAAAGTCGGGCGGAGTCGTGGTCTGCGAAGTATTTGAAGATCCCCAGGGCAGGATCTAGGGCCTTCGGCTTGGTTTTTTCTTCCCACCACGCCTTAGCCTCTAAAAAATCTTGTTCGGGCATCTATCAAGTAGGAAAAATGGTTTGACTTTCGGTCCCCAGCGTGCTACACTGACTCCGTATCTAGAGGGGCGTACCAGTTTCGCTAGAGACACGACCCAGTCACATGACGTTGACGTTAGGGTCCGCGGACATAGAGGGGGGTACTCGGGACAGGTACCCCCCGTTCCGTGTTTTTTGCTGGGAGCACCATGAACTTGACGACTGAACAGTGGGCCATCGTGAGACGCGCCGCAAAGTACACCAACGGCACCACGGTACCACGACACGTCGAGTTTGATGCGTTACTTCAGCTGCAGAGGCTAGTCAAGGCTATCGACGCCCAGGCCGCTTCCACTTCCCAAGCTCAACCCAGAACGGCTCTGGCTTCTCCTGCTTGAACGCCTGCCTTCTGGCCTTCTCGCGTAGCTCTTCGAAGTAGCGCTTGGAGCCGATCTCGTAGGAGTCGTCAGCGATCATGCCGCGCGTGTCGTGCGTTCTGACCTTCGTGTACGCGTAACGGAAAGAGTCCATTGCGTGGTCGCTCATGCCGGACTTGACGGAGCGCTTCCCAACCTCCATCGCCTTCTCGTCCCACTGCAGGGTCTCCATCTCCTGAAGCAGCTCTTGGCAGTTCTTCTCGACGAAGAACACCTTTCCGGCCCGGATGTCGGCGTTGATGATCGAGATGCCCATGTCCACGGAGTCTTGCCCCTTCTTGACGGGCCTCGCCGGGATGTTCGGGTGCGTGTCCTTCCACTGCCGGATGAAGCTAGCGCCCTGCCCACCGGAGTCAACCACCGTGTGGCTGAACGTGGGGTAGCGGTCGTACAGGCGTTCGATTTCCGTTCCCGCTTCGATGGTGCTTAGGTCCGGGGCCTTGTAGCTCTCCAGGGTGTAGGTGGCCCCAAGTTGTCGGGAGTATGTCAGGACTGTGTATGCGCAGGGGTCTACGGTACCAAGGTCCACGCCCAGGATAAAGCGCCAGTCGTTGGCCAGCTCCATCGGCCATCGAGACACGAGCATTCCTTGTCGGGAGTTGAAGATCGTGCGGTGAGTGTCAAACACCCACAGGCCCTTCAGCTCACGCATGTACGCGGGCTCGTTGAGGCCCCACCCCATGGCCAAGCGCATCATCTCCATCTGCTCCTCGGCGTCCGGGATGAACGGGTTGTCCTTCATCGTCCAGCCGTGTACGCTCCAGCCGATGTTGATGCCCTCTTCGAGCTGCATGCCGTGGCAAATCTTGTAGAACGGGTTGTGCCTGCTGTTGCTGGGCGTGCCCGTGACCATGATGGGGGCCTTGTAGTCGAACGTCGAGGGCAGAAGAACCTGCGTGAGCAGGTACAGCATGTCGTTGCCCATGTTCTGCGCCTCATCTAGGCATATGGCTGGCGGGGCAAGTCCTCGCATCTTGTCCATCTCTCGGCGGGAGCCCGCCCCGTAGATCATAATGGAGGAGTCGTTCGGAAGGTGGATGTGCCCGTGCGTGTTGTCGAACCGTAGGCCCAGCTGTAGGGACTTGTCGATCTCCTTCAGCGCTGGCCAGATGATGCCCTTGGCGGAGGCGCGGTTCATGTTGATGTAGACCGGAAAGGAGCCGGGGTTCTCGAACCCAGCCTTGAGTAGCGCCAGGGCTACACCGTGCGACTTACCGGCACGTCGGGAACAGCACGCAACCTTCAGGCGGGAGGGGTCCTCGATGAACGCCCGCTGTTCGGGGAACATGAGTTTGTTCCAGTCGAGGTTGGCTACGCGGCTTCCCCGCTTCGCAACCTCGGCTAATAGGCGGTTTAGCTCCCGGTCAGCCTGCTCGGCCACTACCGGTTCCGCTTCTCTTCCGCGATCCGGTCATTCTCAATCTGCACAAGCTCGTGCTTGAACCACGGAAGATACACGACGCTGTAGTCCTTCTTCATCTTCGCCTGTAGCCAGGAGAAGCGCCGGATGTCCTTGCTGCTGTGCGTGTAGGCGCAGTTCTGGCCCTTCGTGTACCCGAAGTCCTCGTAGAACTGACGCATGAGTTCGGTGGCTACGCCCTGGTGCATCGCACCCTTCTTCACCTTGATGAAGTGGACAACGGGAAGGTTGTCGAAGGGCTCGGCCACCATCCAGCCTCGGTACAGGTGTGGTGCCCCGTCTTCGTGCATGATGTAGGCGCTGCCCGCCTTGGATGCCCGGGCGAGGAGGTGGTTGATCATCTCGTGTTGGTACCCGAAGTAGTCGTCATTGATCAGGCCGGGCATGGCCATCTCGGGACTCTCCTGGTAGTCGTACAGCCAGCTCTGGCACACGTACTTCAGGTCGGGCTTCTCAATAGGTCTAATCTCGGGCACTTAGGGCCTCCTGTAGCTGGTCTTCGATATTTGGGTTGTGTCGGAAAATGAGCACAACCTCCTCGAAGCTCTTACCCTTGTCGTACAGCTCAAGAGCAATCTCCAGGTCGTCCATGTCCCCCGTGCCGTTCATCTTCGCCCTAATCTGGGCGAGGGCCAGCTCTAGCTTCCGGGCACCGTCCACCAGCTGCATGAGGCGCTTCTCATCAGCGTCACACAGGGTGCCGCCAGCATTGACCACGCGCTCGTACTTGCTCATGGCGTTGTTGAGCATCAAGATCTGCCGGTCGAGCCGCTGCTCGTAGGTCAG